AAGACCAATTATCAATGCAAGAAGCTACAGATAACCTTGTTAAAAATAGCGAACAATTTCAAAATGAATTTTCTAATATGGAAATAGTTTTTAAAGAAGCATTTTCTGAAGAAACATTTAATACTATTAAAAAAGCTTACTCAGATATGGGTGCAAATATACAAAAAACATCAAAAAGTACAGGAAGAATAATGGACGGCACAAAACGAAATGTAGATTCTTTAAGTATTTCATTTGGTTCAATTTCTGAATTAACACAAGAAGATGTAACTAAAGGTATAAATGTTTTAAATGATGAAATGACAAAGTTAGCTTTATCAACTAAAGACCTTGATTATCAAAAAAATAAAGTTATTACAGCTATGGAAACTGACAAAGATTTAAGTGATGCGGCTATAAAATCAGGTAAAAGGGTAGTAGCTGACCTTGATAATAAAATTAAAAAAAATAATATGATGAGAGATTCATATATGAATCAATGGGAAACTTTATCAAATCTTTTAACTTTAGTTGTAGGATATGAAGAAGCACAAAGAATTTTGGGTGTATCAACTGATGGTGTTGTAAATTCAATAAAAAATGAAAATGAAACATTAGTAATAAATGAAGTATTACAAAAAAAGTTACAAGATACTTATAATGAATCAATACCAGGCATAAAAGCGATGGAAGCAGCAAAAATAGCACAATTAGATTCAGATATTAAGTTGCTTGAAAAAATGGATGCACAAAATCAATTAACGGCAGAACAATCAATAGCTTTAAATATAATGAAACAAAAATATAACGAACTAACAGATGCTGAATTTAAAAATGCAGAACGAGCTGAAGCGAATCGTCAAAAAAGAGTAAAAGCAGCAAGTACTATTGCTATGATTGCTGATTCGTATGCAGGATTAGCGTCAGCAGTAGGTGCAACCGAAAAACAAGTGTTAGGCATACAAGCTATAGCTGCCGTTGCAAATGCTTATAAAGCTGCTTCTGATACTTGGGCAGATTCTACAATACAACCCACTTGGCTTAGATTTGCTGCTGCAGCATCACATTATGTTGCTGCTTATGCAAATGTTAGAGGAATATATAATCAAATAGGTAAAATTGATAGTGCTAGTGGTGGTGGTGGTGGTGGAGGCGTAAGTCACGCTGAAGGACCTGTAGGACAATTTGCTGAAGGTGGTTATGTAGGTGGAAGACCACATTCTCAAGGTGGAACTATGATAGAAGCAGAACGTGGCGAGTTTGTTATGAGTAAAAACGCAGTAGATTCTATCGGTTTAGAGACGCTTAATCAAATGAATCAATCAGGTGGTGGTGGAAGTGTTAATGTAAATGTATCAGGTAATGTTTTAACACAAGATTTTGTTGAAGGTGAACTTGCAGAATCAATTAAAGAAGCTGTCCGTAGAGGTAGCGATTTTGGACTTAGTTAATGATTCAATTACCACAAAAGTTAAAAGACGCAATAGGTAATGGACAACGAACTTCCCTTTATCCTGTTCTTAGAATTTATAAAGGCGTTAGCATTGATACTGATCCTCAAAACCGAGATTTTGCAGGTGCTGCTGAAGAAATAATTAATCTATCTATTAAAGAAACAAGTTTAGATGGGCAACCATACCTTCCTTTACTTTTAAGTTCCCCTTCTTTAAAAACCTCTGCCGATATTGTAAACAACAAATACACTATATCAAGTCTATCTTTAACTATATCAAATGCACCATATAACGGCAAGAAGTTTAGTGATAATGTTATAGACTACTTACAATCAGTTTGTCAAGTATTTTATACTTCAAATGGTATTGATAGTATTGATGATTCTTTATTGATCTACACAGGTACAATAAGAAGGTTCTCACAAACATTTGATAGCTTAAAATTAGAATTAGAAGATTTCACACAACAAGTTTTATCTTCTAAAGTTCCAAGCACATTAATACCTGATAATTTTATTGAATATTCTCAGGATATTGTAGGTAAACCATATCCTGCTGTATATGGAAATATTGACCATTCTCCTTTGGTTTATAATAAACTGGGTAGGTTAGAGGTAGATAAACCAGGGCAAATGACCTATGGTTTTTGGAATCTTGGTACGTCAACAGAATATCCAGATCTTCATCCTTCATTTCAAATAAATAATTTCTTGCGAAATAATTCTTATTTGTCTGTTTATAATGAATCTCATTTATACCTATTCCAAGAAGGTGTAAGAAGTTGGGGTTCAAGACGATATGACGAGATTCAAGAAGATACAGTATTTTATGATTTTGTAGATGCGACGATTGACGATGAAGGTAATCCTATATCTTCTCATATTAAAATAAATGATGAGGGTTATATTTATCCTGAGTATAGACCTATTGAAGAAGGCGAAGGATTAGAGGGTGTTGGAGATAAGGGTATCCCAGCTAGAGTGTACAGACCAATAAAACAAGCCTCATTTTTTACTTATAACCAATATGATACAGACTGGACTGAATATGTTGCAGGAATCGGTGATATTACTTTTGAATTACCTAATACTGCTAATAGATTTATCGGTTATTCAGGTTTTTCAGAAGAAGCTGATAATGTAGTACAATATGTTGATGTGGACGGACTGCACCTGGCACACAGCCACGATAGAGATTTTTATCAAGATTCTGTAATGCAAAATTTATATTACGATGATTTTGACCCAAACATAACTCCTGATGGTCCTGTTAAGTGGTGGTGGCAACCAACTTGGTGTAATGATATTGATGACCAACAGGCTAAAGTTCAAAGATGGGGATACGTTGATGCAAACTGGAAACAAGCTGAAAAAGAAAATCCAGAATTTCCTGTTGAATGGATTCAAAATGGATTACAAACAAGTGGAATACATATGTACGCAGTAAACACTCCTCATAGAGGAGGATGTTTTGTTAGATTACATCTTGATCAAGGTGTAGGTTCTTATCCTTGTGTTACTAAAATATTTTATGATGTAGATTATATAACGCCAAAATTTACATCTGATGCATCATATGATGATTATAATGTTAAGGCTTCACATTTTTGGGTTAATAGAGAATTAGTTAAAAGACCACAAAGTGGGGATAATAGTATAGATGGTAGTGAGCCAGGGGATGGTCTTATAAATAACAGTTCAATAAAATGGGAATGGAATAGAGATGACGATGGAGATGGGATACAAGATGATGATTGGATTACTTGGGGTAGAGTTCCCAATGTGCAGCACAGTTTCGGTATAAGAAATTCAGATGGAACATTTTCTGAGGGTGTAGTTCATACAATAGATCAAGAGGCAAAAAGAGTAGAAACTAATTTTGAATCTCAATTTACAGGTGATTTTGCTTATCATAATATTTTAAAAGACTTTAATAATACCACAAAATTTGATAGTGTTCAATGGGGTGCTCCAATTAGCACTAAAACTGGTCAGACGTTTTGGACGATAGATACAGCTTGGACTATGGCTAATTTAAAAAATGTATATGTAATACAAGATATTTTAATAGATGATTTAGAAAATGAGGAATTTTTTGGCAATATTGCAGGTAGAGTAAATAATCTTGGAGAACAAATTGTTAAAGTAGAAGATATTATGGTTGATATATTAGATAATGAATTAGGTTTTACGCAAGTTGTGCCTCTTGAACCAGCAAATTCTCAATGGAAGTTTGATTTCGTATTAAATGAACAGCAAGAAGTAAAAAAAATATTTGAAGATTTATTTAAATCCTCTAGTTCAATAGCAGGTTATGATAATTTTGGGCAATTTAAAATAATACCCATACATCAATCAGGTAGCATACCTTTTGGTAGGGTTAGAGCTATTGATGTTATTAAATATGTATTTACACTATCTAAATTAGATGAGGTTTATAATCAAGTTAATGTAAAATATTTTAAAGATTATGCAAGTGATGAATTAATGAGAGAAACAGGTTATGCTTTAATGGATTCTGATGGTAATACTTATGAAACTTATGATATACTTACTTCAACTAATTATCCTGATAATCCTGAACTTTGGTATGATATTGGTTATTATGGTTCAACTGATGCCTTTTCAAAATTAGAAGTAGAAACAGAATACATAAGAGATGATGAAACGGCAAGAAAATTACAGCAACGTCTTGCAAATTGGTATGCTAACCAACATCTAATGGTTAAAATGGATTTACCTGTTTCTTATTTAAATCTAGAAGCTGGGGATTATATTAGATTTGATGAATTATTAGGTGGGGTTAAAGTTTTTGGTTATGATTATACACAAGCAGGTATAAAAAATGGACAATATGTTCATCCATTATTCTTTATTACAAGTATAAATAAAAGTATTGAAAAGATTAGTATTGAAGCGATACAAGTTCATCGTGGAGAATACGGTTTTGAAGATATAGAAATAGATGAGGGTGAAGAAGGTGGAACAGTTTTTGATAATGGGGGAAATGATGGAAATTTAAACTTTGAACAAACAGACCCATTCGATAACCCTAATTATAGTGATGATAACATTAATCAAGAAGAACCTGATTACGGTTATTTTAATTTATCTATGAGTGAAAATACTTTTGTAAACAACGGACAGGTTACAGGTAGCGTTAGTACTTCTCATTTATCTGAATGGGATTATAAAATATTTGCTACTAAGATTGAAAGTGATGACGGCACTCCAATATACTATGAAGATGAATTTGGTCAAGAACAACCATTAGAGACAGGTACTTTTACTGAAGAAGATGACGTCAGATTAGAAGATTTCTTCCTTATTGATAAACAAACATCTAATATGGCTGATAATTATAATGGTCAAGTACAGATTGATAAGAAATATTCAATGTTCCCTCATAATTGTAATATTGAAGCTAGTCTAAAAGTATATTCTCTTAGTGGATCACAAGATAATGAAGAAGAATTAATTAAGTATGGAACTTTTTCACAAAAAGGAGAATGGGAAGAAGGACAATATCCTGTTGGTGATGTAAATGGAGATTATATTGTTAATGTTTTAGATGTTGTAAGATTGGTAAATATTGTACTTGGTTTTGCTGAGTTTGAAAGTCCAGAACAAGAAGAAGCTGAAAGAGCAAGAGGGGATTTAAATAATAGTGGATTTGTAAATATACAAGATGTAATAATGTTAATTAATTTAATTTTAGGATGATAAAATGGCAAAGGCAATAAAAACAGGTAAAGTTTATAAATTTAATACAAGTAGAGTAGGTCTAAGAAAAGCTACTATATCTTGTGAGCAAGGTGAATGTAATTTAGATTCTGAAGTAGATATAATGGGGATACAGGTACATTTTAAGGGTAAAGCAGAGATTACGCCACAACTTCCAGAAGGATGGATATTACAAGGTAATAACAATAAAATGTTAATGTTTTCACTTTCAGGTGTGGCTATAAAAAAGCAAACCCTATTTACTTATAAAGGTAAAATCAATATTTCAAGTCTAATTCTTTCCGATAAAAATGCTAATAAAGTTACTTGTGGAAGGAATGTAAGTAGAGATGATTGGCAAAGTCAAGGTAATAAGTTAGATTCTGATGCTACAAATTGGGATGAAATGGAAATTAAGAAATCAAAAGATAAAATTAGAAAGACAATTTATAATTTACCTGATTATAATCTACCTGAAGTAGATAAAAAACAAATTAAAAAACAAAGAAGAACTAGAGCAACTACTACAACAGGTTCAGGTAGTATAGGAGGATATTAATGGGAAAGCAAGTTAAAACGCCAAGATTTTATGTAGATATACCTACATTTTTACACTCCATAGGAGACACTAACTGGGGGTATAATACTGGTGGTGGTGGTGCAGAATTATTATATATAAACCCTTCAAATCCATATATAAGAACACAAGACACTCAAGGTTATATTTTTAAAGTAGGAAGGTCATACCCTGCTCAAAAACCTAAAACTAATTTTGCTGTAAATTTTGTTGCATTATTAAATCATAATCTAGGAACTGAGACTATGGGTGAAGCAGGAATGGCTGAAACTCAACCTTTTATAAGAGGTAGGATTATGAAAGAAACTGATGACGCTAATGCACCAAGAGAACCAGGGAGTGTAAATTTAGTAGGAAGTACTTCAAATTTTACTAATGTTATAAATACTGAAAAAACAAATAATAATGGACAACCTGTTTTGAAGTTTCCATACAATGGAACAAGTATTTATACTTTTTCTGATTATGAAAGTGCGTGGGTTGGATTTGAGGTATTTTATCACGCTGACTTACCTGAATTTAGCACTACTTTCCCACATCAATTAGGATCTCTTGTTGTTGGAAGGTATTGGGATGCTCCTAATTCCCCTGATTTATCACTTACAATGTCAAGACGATTTGATGGTATTAAAACTAAAAAAACAATGGGTGGTAAAACACTATCTAATATTTATTATGATGGACCAACAGAATGGACTATGAATAGAGAAAATAGCGACTGGGATACCTCTGCTGTTACATATAAATATCCTCCATTTGAATTAGATGAGCCTGATAGAATAGATGGAATGTGGTCAGCGTCTGGTTCAGGGCATTTTGACGATAGAGTTAAATCTGGATTAGGAAGAAAAGGATTACGGAGCTGGAATCTAACATTTTCATATATAAGTGAAGATAATATGTGGATGGAAAACGAAGTTTCTAATAGAATTATAAACGATACTCAGACAAGTAGTAATTCTAATCCTATGCTTTATGATGATAGTTTTAACTTTGTATGGAATTGTACTTTAGGTGGAACTTTGCCGTTTATCTTTCAACCAGATAACACTAATAATAATGCAGACCAATTCTCAATATGTACATTTAACCAAAAAACCCTAAGTGTAAAACAAGTGGCTTATAATACTTATACTTTAAGCGTGACTATTGATGAGGTTGCCTAGAATTAGGTAGAACAATACCCATATCTATTACTGCCCATCTTTTGATTATTTCAATAAGTTCAGTAAATTCTTCTACAGATAATTGTTTAGTAGATCCAATATCATACTTTTCTTTGATAGTTTCGTGCATTTCTTGTTCAGTATAACCTAATTCTTTTGATAATATCCTAATTATAACCCTGTAGTAAGCGTTTTGTTGTGGAGAACGTACCTTTTCGGCAGGTTTTATCTCTAGGTGAACATCACCCTCAATTAGATATAAGTAGTCTCTAAATCCAAGATTATCATCAAGTGTTAATTTACCTTGTTTTATTTTACCTGCGAATTTCATAAATTTAATTCTAATGTGTTTTCTAATTCATTTCCCCATATATCCCAATTATGTGCTTTTTCTCTTGCGAATAATTCAATATATGGTGCATAAGATACTTTTTCAATCATTTCTCTCATTTCTTGTGGTTTTTGAGAATGTTTTGTAGTTCTTGGAGATAACAATGCAGTACAACCTTGTTGTCTTTTTCCGTCTTTTGTTTTATATGGTATATTACCTTTAACCCCAAACAAACAAACTTCTGTTAAACCTCTAAAATATTGTCCAAGTCCTGCATTTTGTAGTTTATAATTATTAAACATATCTTTTTCTGCTTTTGTCCAAGTAATCATAGTTTTATATTTAAAACCCCAAGCATCCATAACTTTTAAACCATCTTTTAAA